CCATATTTATTCCTTATAATACTCGAGGTTTTTTATTAATCTCTCGTTATTGGGTTCAAACTCCAAGGCGTTAGTGCCGTGCTTAATTGCTTCTTCTTTAAATCCTAAACGGTAGGCTGCAATTGCCGCCAAGTCGTGCGGCCTTGCCTTCCAGTTGTTTGCGTCGATTGTGTATGTGAATGTACACTCTGTCAGCTTGAGTGCGTTACATGCCGCGCCGTAACACTCCTCCCATAATCCTTTTCTGTAGCACGCCTGTGCTAACTCACACCAAGTCTCACGCACGCCCGCGTCTTCGGACACTGCACGACGGTACCAATTCATACCATCATACCCCAAGTTATCGTAGCAGTTACCAATTAACCTAAATGCGTAGGCTCGTTCGTTATTCCACGTCGCCTCTGGCATCGCTAAATACTTTTGTAGTGCCACAATTGCATCGTTCCACTTCTGGTAGTACGTTAGCTCCCTAGCATAATAAAACGCATTGCGTGGGCAGCTTGGGTCTTCTTTGACCGACATCTCCAGTAGATCTAAGTACTGGCCTCGTGACTTTGTTTCGTCAGGATGATGCGTAATCATCAACATCTCACTATACGCAAACACTTCTTTGGTCCGATGGTCTGGCCTAATGTACTCGTGGCAGGGATGATGCCAGTGGTAACCCTTGCGGGTGTGTACCTTCGTACTGTAAAACACTTTACCATGCCCCCAGTCAAACTTATAACTGAGTCTGGTGGTCTCTGGTGTCCAGAGACACTCTAATTCTTCACGCCAGCCTGGCTCTAACTGTTCATCCAGATCTAGCGATATGCAGACGTCAATGTCAGCGGGTAGTAGTGCCAAAGCGGCATTCCGAGCATGATCGAAGCGCCAAGGAGAAATGCAAATGCTATGAACAACAGCCCCATACTTTTTAGCCTCCTCGACCGTACCATCCGTAGAACCAGTGTCGGCGATCATAATATAATCAGCTAACTTACTGGACTCGCAGAATGTTTTTACAAACTGCTCTTCATTTTTGCTAATCGCATATACGGCGATTTTCATGTGCTACCCCTAATTAAAATGTACCGCCACTCACTCCAATGTATGCCGTTGCGGTTATTGTACCAGCGCTAAAGTCACCGTTGGTATCGCGCTGTACCAGCGCGCTTGCGGTGTTTGCACTTGCTGCTACTAATGACGTACCCCACGCCGTGCCAGTGGATACTGCCACTCCAGCTGCTGGGTAAGTCGTTGGTCCTGTCGGTCCGGTGTCTCCGGTTGGGCCTTGCGGTCCAGTCCAGCCAGTTGGGCCGGTAGGCCCTTGTATGCCTTGAGGTCCAGTGGGTCCTTGTGGTCCGGTGTCTCCAGTAGGGCCTTGTATTCCTTGCGGCCCCGTGGGACCTTGTATTCCTTGCGGTCCAGTGGGCCCCTGTGGTCCTGTATCACCAGTTGGTCCAATGTCTCCAGTTGGGCCGGTGGGCCCTTGTATTCCTTGCGGGCCTGTTGGGCCCTGTGGTCCGGTGTCACCAGTTGGACCTTGTGGTCCAGTGGGTCCAATTACGTTAAATGCAATTGTCGTAACAACGTGCGACTGCGCATTATCGCGCATGTGCAAAGAAGCCGTTGGCGTTCCTGTTTGCGCTTGAACATAAACATTAACTAATATGCGGCTACTTGTAGATGCTAACGTAGAAGTTGGGACAAATAGATCATACTCATACAATCCAAGAGTTGCACTCGCAACGGCAGTTCCGCCAGCATAATTTCCACTTGCTAAAGTTTGTAATACCGTCGTGCCGTCTGATGCGACCTCTTGAACCTCAGTCCAAAACCTAAACGTTGAACCACCTCCGGTGTGTTGCATCCACGCATACAGTTCCCACAAGCCACCTGTGAAAGATGTGTTGTTAGGTACATCAGCAGCAGTTACAAATGAACCTAATAAAACTGGCGTGCTTGCGTTTGTTGCTCTTGAAAGATCAGTCTGCGCGCCGGTGTTTGGAACCACTAATAAATCGTATGCCTGTGGTCCAGTTGCCGTAGCACCATCGAGGAACAGCGTTAATCCTGTCGTCTGGCCTTGTGGTCCGGTCGGTCCTGTGACACCCTGTATACCCTGCGGTCCTGTGTCGCCCGTTGGGCCAGTTGGGCCTTGTATTCCTTGCGGGCCAGTGTCGCCAGTCGGTCCCTGTATGCCCTGAGGTCCAGTCCAACCAGTGGGGCCTGTCGGTCCTTGTATGCCTTGTGGTCCAGTGTCACCAGTGGGGCCTTGGATGCCTTGCGGTCCGGTCCAACCTGTCGGACCAGTCGGTCCCTGTATTCCTTGTGGTCCAGTTGGGCCTAGCGGTCCTGTGTCACCTGTCGGACCAATCGGTCCTGTATCACCAGTTGGGCCAATCGGTCCAATCGGGCCAGTTGGTCCTTGTATTCCTTGTGGACCTTGTGGTCCTGTATCGCCAGTGGGGCCGGTCGGTCCAGTCCAGCCGGTTGGGCCAGTGGGTCCCTGCGCTCCGGTTGGGCCAGTTGGGCCCTGTGGACCAGTTGGCCCTGTTGAACCAGTTGGTCCTTGTGGTCCAGTATCTCCAGTTGGGCCAGTTGGTCCTTGTGCTCCGGTTGGTCCCTGTGGACCAGTTGGGCCTGTCGGACCAGGGGCGCCTTGCGGGCCAGTAGGTCCGGTTGGGCCACCAAGATTAGAAATATCTTGGAGCTGTGTTTGTTTGGTTACGCCATTTTGGACAACAACCGTAACTTCGTTACCGGTCAGTGCTGTCGCTACTGGCAGTCTTGTTATCGGTTGATTAGCCATTTTAGGTGTATGTAAATAAGTTTAAGGCAATTGCCGAATCAACATTGGTTGTAACAACAACTTCCACACTGCCTGGCAAACCGTACGCTGGTATTGTCACGTTAATACTGTTTTCATTTAACACAGTAAAACTGGTGGGCACACCACCAATTAATACGTTAGACACATTTCTAAAGTTATCACCGCCAATTGTTGCAGTGTAACCACCAGCTCTTGATCCGCTGTTTGGAGTAATCTCACTGACAGACGCGCGCACGGGCGCGGCGGTGCCACTCATGGTGTTCAAATTACCTTGAGCAGCTGCGGCTGGTAAAATGCCTTCTAAGGTAAAGTTATCGTACTGTTGTGGATCGTTGGCGTTACCTTGTGTATTCAACAAGTTTGGCCCAGTTGCCACAGATACATCTGGGCGAGGGAAACGCAACGCAATGTTTTCTGTTTGACGCGCTGGTAATCTCCAGGGATCAAAATTATCTCTATCTGCTGCACATACCCGCATACCAGGAAAATTTGGATCGGGCATTAAATCTGTATACGCAAACTTCCTGCTGCAGCGATCACAGATCGCTACAGACAGAACACTATTACCCCGAGTGTCGAGGTAGACAGGCATTACTTAACTCCGGATTGAATTACCGTTAAAGTGTCACCTTCAGCAGCGCCAGACAAACGAATAGCACGGTAGGGCTGTGCTAAAAAAGTTGCAGTGTTTGGTGCTGTTACTGGTGCAGTAATCCATGTAAAAGTGGCAGAGACAAAGTTTCCGTTTTCAACGGGATATGGGTCTGTTGCCGTTGCTTGAACGGTACCAGATCCAGTCTTTGAATATGTTACTTGGAATGGAGTAATGTATTGGTCGAGTACAACTGGAGTAGTTACCCCAGTTGCATCAGCCGTCACGGTTACTTGACGCATGATTGGCTCCTAATTAGTTATTGGTGTAACCAGAACCGTAGGCGATGATAGAACCGTCATTGTTACGTGCAGTGTAGTTAACATCCAACGTGCCACCCAAAGAACCGCTTGACAATGTTGTCACAGAGGCCGCAGAGAATGTCAATGTGGCGTCAAGTGGTCCAATGTTACCAATGATAGCTGCGGTTGCTGCGGTTGCAGTAAACACACCAGCGATACGGCCGCCGGCCGCTGTTGGGGTAATTGTGCCGAGAGCGGTAGTGGTTATAGCACCAGTTGTTGGGTTGGTGATGCTGATAGACATTGTAATTACGCCACCAACGAGACCACCAGCGGCTACGTCTTGGTACAGCGAGAATGACTCGATAATAGAGCCGGCTGGCAATACAAAAGGAACTGCTGTGGTTGTACCAACGGGGGCGGTTGTTAATGCAGTTGCTGCACCAGTGGTTGTAGTAATTGGATTTAAAATTACATCTTGTTGACTTAGACGTACGGCGCCAGTATTGTCTGGGGCGATTGTGCCGTCGTTGGTTGGGTTGTTACGCTTAAATACACGAATGGGGGATGTAAATGTGCTAGACATTATTTGATTCCTTATCTCAGTGGGTATCCCAAGCTGTCTCTGAGTCGTCTCACCGGGAAGGAACGGCGGTCAGAATGGGATGAATCTTCCTATAACTACTTATGCAAACTATTGAGGAAAAACGCCCTAAAAAGTAAAAAAGCCACCCTTGTAGGGTGGCTTTTAGGACTACATAGGTGCTGATTAAACGCCTTGAGTACCGTAGATGTTACGGGCATCGTGCCAGCCGGTCGCATAACGCTCGGTGGCTTTGTAGCGCATAGAATCAGTCTCGAAGTCGCCTTCCATGGATTTCTCCATTGGACGACGCATTACGAGCATGAGACCATTCTCAGCATCGGTCTGTACCCACCATGCCTTGGAAGAGCTCAAACGGGTTACAACATGTGTACCCTTTGGAAGCATACCAGTAGACTTGATTGGGTTGAGATCGTTGTCAGCAGTACCAGAACGGAGAACAGACTTGAGGATTACCTCTGCCTGGAACTCGAGTGCTGGGGGTACTACTAACTGCTCGGCCTTCAAGCGAATACGCTTACCGTTGTTGTCGATTGCAGAACGGATCTGGATGAGGATTTGCTCAACAGAAGTCTGCGACAAAGCGGCAGGGGTAGTCAACTTGTTGCTATAGGTGAGACCGTTAGCTACAGGGTGAGCTGTGTTTACTAAGGTTACGCCGTCACCACCGGTATAGCCGGAAGTAAATGCGAAGTTTAGTAAATTAGCGCACAATGTCTCTTTGGTTTCAATCATAGACTGAGCCAAGTGCTTGGCGAAGGTGCTGCCGATACGGATGTGATCACCGTCTTCCATCAATACCTTGGTCAAGGCATATGCCAAACCATAGATTTGATAGATGAAACGGGTGATGTACAGAGTACCGCCCTGATCATAGCTGACAGGAGTTCCGTCAGGCATAGCAGGAGCTGCATTCATACCGTACAGCATTACTTCTTCGTGATAATTACGTGGAATACCTTGGATCTGTTCTACAAATCCCTTCCACTCGTCAGCGCGTTGTTCATAAACGCCATCAAAGACTTCGTTGATAATCGGCTCGACTACCGCACGAAAGTCTGTACTGCGCATTGGGGTTGCCATTTGCTAGTTCCTTTCGTTAAATGTTAGACCGAAGCCTTGGGCGCTACAAACGTGTTGTTAGCGATCTGTACTTGAACAATCGTGTAAGTGTCACCCCAAGCATTTGTTTCGCCGGGTGGGTAAGCTACTTCACGTCCTAGACCAACTACACGCACCTGGCCTTGTACTGTGGTAGCCACAGCAGCCGCTGCTAATGCAGTGGTTGAGAAACCAGCGCCACCGTTACCAATGGAGATACCATCAGCAGTTGTGTAACCAGTTGCAGTACTAAAGTCATACTGTGCACCGATAGAGCTGGCGTCAGCAGAACCATTGATCTGCGCTTCGTAAACCATAGCTGGATCTGTCCAGAGCCAGAAAACGATTTGTGTATAAGAATCTAATTGGGTCTTAGAGGCCCACTTAGCTACGGAACGACGACCTTGGGAGTCGGTAAACTCTACACCATCAAATACGCCGTACACAGTACCAGCGGAACCGCCGGTTGCTGATGCAGCAGCAATTGTTAATTGGTTTGAGGCATTTAGACCAACTGGCTGATATTGATAGAACGCTTGACCAGCACTCAAAGAGTAGGGAGCGTTATAGCTATTATCAGTAGCAGCTTGGAAGGAGTTCGTACCCACGAATGCAATGGCACGGTCCAAACCGCTTGGATGGTATGCAGGCTTCAGACCAAAGGGTTTAAATGTTGTGGACATTTATGTTTTTCCTTTGTTATTTTGAAGAATGTTATTGGAAGCGAATATTACTATTTGCTTTTGCGGCCTCTTTTTCCATTTCCAAAACTCCACCTTCAAGAATAGATCTGCCGCCTTTGCCGTCTTGAGCAGTGCTCCGAACGGATGCGGTGATATTGCGTTGATGTTCAAGGGGATCCTCGAGGTGCATCATGCGCATCACTTCTTGATAGACTTCTTCTGGTAACTTAAAGAGAACCATCTCGTTACAACTAACACAGCCTTCAAACTTGCCCGAGCTCATCTTACCTAGCGATTCAAAGCCTTTTCCTAATTCCGCGGCTTTCACTGGCTCATAACCCAATGCCATACGTTTGTCGATACTGTCATAATTATTTGTGGTGGACAACCAACACAAATGGAACCCAGCGAGAGTACCCTCTGGGATTTCAGGTAAGGCGCTGTTTTGCCACCTGTCACGGAACGCTTCAATACGTTCCCTATTTGAATCTTTTTCGCCTACAGCAGTCATACGCTCTTTTGTTTCTTGAGCACGATCTGCCAAGCGTTCATCTATATCTCGTTTAATTCTTGCGTTTGCCATTTTGATTATCCTTGACGGTTTTGTTTATCGAATTCAGCGTATGCTTTAATCATTTTGCTGCGACGTGCGGGATCATCCCACGCACCAGCATCTTTGATTGCTTGTACACGCTCTCTACTAAGGGTGATAGTGTTTGCTGTTTTTCCAGAGGGGTTTGCTGTCCTACTGGATGCAGTTGGCGTAACACGCCGCACACTATTTGCTCCCTTTGCCGAATATCGATGTGGCAAACGAGCAGACAGTCGATTATCCAACTCGTCCCAATATTCGGGGTCTGCTGGATCCCAACCTTCTGCTGCTAGATCTTGATCGATCACTTTAGCAATACGACTATCTGTGTCTCTTGCTTGTGGATCATACCAAGTATTCTTTTTTAACCAACCTGTAGCATTTTTTTGTACCTCGGTAGAAACCTCGTTAGGTACATTTTGCTTTGGTCGTTTGGCTTCTTCAAGTTGTTGCTTTTTGTAAGCTTGAATTTGTGCTAACTTTGTTTTAGCATCTTGAAGTTGCTCTAAATACTCTACTTGTGCATTGGCATCATTTGCTTGTGCTGCTTGCACCAATTTCATTTTGGCGTATTCAACACGAGTTGCCTCGTCTTCAATCGCCTTATCAACTTGAGCAAATTGATAGGAAGCTGTTGTGCTTTCCAATTTTAACAACCGTTCTGCTAGTTCAGCATTACGGCGCTCAAGTGCAGTAATCTTGTTCTTTGCCGTGTATTCACGCTGTTTGGCTAGTTCTTTCTTTAGCCTACGCTCTTCACGACGTGCTTGACGAATGCTTTCCCGATCTTCATTTGTTTCTTCGGGTTTGTCTTCGTTATCTACTTCACCGCCTTCAGCATACTGTTCGACATCATCATCTTCGTCTTCGTCGGACACATCTTCAGACTGTTTTGTTTCTTCTGCTTTAGGTGCAGCATCCTCTTCTTTAAAAGGATCTTGCTCAACCTCAAAAGCAACTTTTGCACTACCATCTTCCAGTTCTTTAACTGGGATATTATTATCTGCCATAATTTTCTTTCAAAATTAGTCTACAAAGGCTTTCATTTTCTGCGCATATTCAAAACTCCTAATGCGAGAAATGATCTCACGTGCTTGTATGGTGATAAACACCACGGGAGCACCGCCGTCATCGGGATTTACTACGAATCGATCACCGCCGTACTTGATTGTCCGAACTAAGTCCCCTTCTTTACACCAAGCGCCTTCAATCCAAGGCTCTAAGTTATCGGGACTTTTATATGCTAATGGTCCAATCTGTATTACTTTGGCAACGGTTTCGTTAAACCGCAATGTTTGTCTGGTTTCATCAACCAGAATGATTCCACCTTTGCTAGTGGTTTTTTCTCGCCTTAACTGCACAAGAACTCTGTCACCAGCTACATCAATGCCAGGATCTATCGTTGGAAAACACTCTTCCTCTGAGCGAAGATCTGGTTCGTCTTTTTGATTTAAATCGAGTGCCATACGGCATGCCTCCATAAAGCCCTACGGCTTCCATTCGTCGTTTTCTGAATCCTCTCGTAAGAGGCTGTCTAAAATCGCTTGGGCTTGTTGTATGCCCTCACGATTACCCAAAATTCTCTGATAGTCATCAAAGTTATGGATGTTGGAACCAGAGGCTAGTGCCTCGGTTATATCTTTGTCAGCGCTTTTCAAGCGCTCGATTAGTTCGGAAATTAAGTCCTTCATATTACTACTTATGCAAAAAGACTAAAATTTCCGCCCCAATTAATAAAAATTGCCGCCTTTGATATCTTTGAGGTTTTTACCTGGGCCGATAGGTTTAGCATTTTTTAGGTTGCCTTGTTTAGCACCGATCTTCCAGTTATTGTCACGGTGTGAGCCAGATGGGCCAGCATCAAGGCTTTTCTCGCCGGGGCCGCCACCACTGCTTAACTTACCAGTTTCTTGGTAGGTTTGGCGAAAGCCTTTTAAATTTTCATCAGACATTTGTTACTCCTGTTGGGGGTTGTTGTTGTGCAGCTTGTTCTAATTGTGCTTGTACTGCTTGGGCTTGTTGTTGGAATGCTTGTTGTTCAACTGCAATACCATGTTTTAAAATCTCAGTTTCGGCAGTTCGAGTCGCTTGAATGGCGGCTTGGTTTTGCTCGTGCTCTAGTTGGCGTTGCAGTTGATCCATCTGAACACCTGCAGAAATTTGTGCGACTCGCTCTTTAGCTGCGTTGTTGATGTTTGCCAAGGCAATGTCTTTTGCGTTCTTCTGGCTATCAATCTGGCTTTGGGTGTTGTACTTCGCCATGAGTTCGTCAACTTTTTGTTGCAACTCAACGATCTTGATGTCAAAGTCTTGCTCTTGTTTCTTCAACTCCATCTGAGCCTTCATTTGAGCCTCTTGTGCCTTACGCTGTGTTTCAGCCATTTGAGTCTTCATGAGTACTTGAGCCGTTGGATCAGACTCAGCCATTTGCTGGCGTTGAGCTTGCTGACCTTGTTGTACTTTCTGGATCAATTGCTGGATCGCTGGTTGGATTGGCTGGAACTCAACCTGCCCATCCATCTGCACCATCTGTGATGCAATTGCCAAGGCTTGTTCGCTGGTTTTATCCAACGGACGCTCTTCATTAAGTTTAAAGATGTCTTTGCCGTCGGATGCTTGGCCAACATAGTTACGCATGGTTTGCAGATAGTGCAGCGTAATGTGTTGTTTCAAATGCTCAAGCAAGTGCGGGGTAAACGCCGGTCCAATAATTGGATTGGCACCGTAGTTTGGATCCATAGCAAACATCAAATGCACCTTGATGTGAGCCAAGTGATCTTGATCGGGGTACGCCGCTGCGGGTCTGCCCATCGTCATTGACACATTCTCCAACGCTGGGTTGGCTTCTTTGATGCCGTCTGGGTTTGGCAATATGTCGTTAATGTTCGGGATCTTCAGTTGGCGTAAGATGCGTAAATGAACTTCACGCATGTTGTACAGTTGGGGTGCACCTTGTGCCAATTGCAAAATGGCTTGAGCTTGTGCCAAACGCTGGGTTTCAGAGAAAATATTAGGATCTGAAACGGGACGAATATCGTTGTTGACTGCAAAGTCACGAATCTCAATCGGTTCACCCGATTCGTTGTTCATCTCTCCCAAATACCAATGATTGATACGAGAGAGGATCGCTAATGACTTGGCTTGTGAGCGGTGTAGACGAGCGTGGATGCTGGAGAATACTTTTGCACCTTGCTCAATTAGTGCTTGGGTTGTACCAACAGGAGCGTTGGAATTAACATCACGGATCTTCTCTTCGGATGTGGTAACCACACCTTTGGCAGCATCGGTTAGCCATCCAAGCAGTTGGAAGAGCACATTGGAGGGCTGATTAAACGGCAAGGGCATTGCCAGCTTGCGTACATCGTCAACCCCGGGTGCGCCTTCAATTTCTAGAACCTGCGTCGGTTCAATCCTGTCGCTTTGTCCGCTGATGCGTCCGCCTTTAAGCTTGAGCATCGTTTGGCTATTGTTAATATGAGCAGCGTCAAGCAAAGCACGTAAAGCACCGGTAAGAGCAGCAGAAAGGCCACCAATGAGATGTGGAAGGCCAATAGCGTAAGCGCCACGCCAAGGAATGAACTTAAACTCAACATACCAATCCAATTTTTCCAGTTTTTCATCGCCATAACACCAGTTTCTGTAGAGTGCCAACACCTTGCTGGTGGAGTCATCAATCGTTAAAATATACGGGGCACGCTTGCCTTCGGTTTCTGAATCATCATCTAAACGCAAGAAACATGTGATTTCATAAACACGACGCACGCCATCAACATTCTTAGATGGCTCTTGCTTACCTTCAATTTTGTTATTTGCTTTTTGAGACTGAGTCATTTCATCTGACTCAATTGCACTAATGTGGGTTGTTTCAATATCACGGTAGATGCCTTGATCTACTCGCTGTTGGAACACATCCTCAGTAATGTCTTGCACTTCGGTAATACGAGCCGAGGTGTAAAAGTTGGTTGTTGCGTATGGTAACAGAAGGTTATCAATCGGAATCCACTCTGTCATCGGGCGTTTTTGTTCGTAGTCGTAACGCCACTTTAAATACTGCGAACCACCTAACGGTAACTGAGTGAGCAGTTGCTCCATCTCATCACGGTACTCTTGCACTTGCTCGGTTAACTGCCAGTTAAGGAAGTTTGCCTTGCGTTCTGCCACTTCTAAACGAACACGATCTGCCTCACCACGGATGTGGGACTTTACAATACCCTCTGGTGGAAGTAGTTCACGAGTTGACGAAGCCGCGAAATCAACGCAACTCTCTGCCATAACTGGGTGTACCACTTTACTAGCGCCATCAAACGTGGCACCGCCTGGTGCGTCTTTACCAAGACCGGTTCTTCGTAATCCATCTTCATACTGTTTATCTCGTTCTTTTCGTGATTCTCTATCGACATCAATTAAATCCAAAAACTCTACGGCTAGACTTTGCAGTGTGCCTTCGTCCATGGTTTCTGCCAAGTTCGCATAGAACTCTGGATTTTTCATGGGGCCTTCGGTCGCAACATAGTTGATGATGACAGAGCCATCTTCTAACTCAATCACCTCTTCATCTAACTCGCCCCCGTCTTCTAAACCAAGAGCTTCTTCTAGATTCTCAATCTCTTGTTCGGACATCTGTGTTTGTTCGATGTCTTCATCTCGTTCAAGAGCTGCAAGGTTTGCTCCTGCTTGGACGGGGAGAATAGGGTTTGCCATTAATTATGTTCCAGATAAATGTTTTTGAATGACAAGTTTACTCATGTCATAAAACGGTGTTGTCGAACCACCCGCATTAAACATTGGCATGGCGTTTGCTAAACCTTCAGCAGAAATACCTTGCGGTGGTTGCGGTGGTTGGTAATTATACGCTTCTCTGATCGATCCAAGCAAAGGTTCGTTTTTGGGATGCATGACCGCACCAAAACCTTGCCCAAATTTATCGGTGTATTGTTTTCCTGTTTGGCCGTACATGCTAACGCCTGTGCCATTCCAAATGGTTGAGAAGGGTTTTTTTAATCGCATTGCAGTTTGCATTTTATCATACAATGCTCCGCCAAACCCAGCGGAAGTATCATCAAAGCCTTCTTTCATTAACATTTCTGCAATCATTCGAGCTCTTGGATTGTTCATGTTCATTTCATTAAACCCAAAGTCGCTACGACCTTCTTGCAACATTAACGCCGCCAAATATTCGGGCGGTAGTTGTGGCACGCCATACTTTTCACCCGCTCTCATTGCCTTGATAAAATCTTGCATGGTGGTTTTATCCACACGAGACGGCAAAGTTTCCAATCGATCTTTTGCGCCAAATTTGTTTTGCGGATTAGAGCGATAAAACGAAACGGGGTTGGGTGGTGTCATATCTACCAACGGACCAATAGAACCCAAACCGCTCACGCCATCTTGCGTGGCTGCTCGTGATAATCGAGTAGTTGTGCCCGGCGACGGTGGTTGACCACCGGCTTGCATGTGAGGAATGCCAGCAGACTCAAACATCATTTCTTGCGGTGATTTGATTGGATATGGGAGCATAGGGTGAGAAAGTTTAGATAAGACTTCTATTACTACTTATGCAAAAAGGGATGTGTTTCCGCCCTACACCGCATAGGGGTTGTATCGTTTCTTACGCATCTCATCGTCGGCATAGTCGTAGTCTCGGTGGGGCAGGGGATCGAGCGAGATCCAACCCGAGTCCCGTAAAACCCGTAACGCTTGGGATAGGGCATCGACATAGTCATCGTGCCCACCAGACTCTGGGAACGAACAGACTTGACGGATAAACCGTTTTGCCCAATCAGCAAACTCGCCGGGTATCTCGGGGTTCTCTGGCACATACGCTTTGCCCTTGGCAATGAGCGGTGCCACGATGTTCAAACGCTGCACTTTGTCCGCTTTGCCCGGGTTGTAACCCCGCACGGGGGTGCCAGACTGCTGGAGCTCTTGGATGAGCGAAATGCCTGCCGACTTATCCTCGATCAGAATGAGGTCTGCTTTCCTACCCTTGGCAAAGTCGTTGTCCGCACCGTACACCACCTCTTTGTAATCGTCAACCACCTTCCTACGCAACTCAGGGTAAGACATGTGAGCATCCCATGCATCCAAAAGGATGATGCAAGTTCCTTTGTCGGTGTCCTCAAACACGCCCCACACCTCGCATGCGGTTGGGTCATTGACAGTCTTTTCCGAAGTCGCTGGATCGTATGAAGCGATCACATACTCCAAGACGGGCGTTGGTTTCTTGGCTGGCCACATCTTAAACCACTTACGCTTGACAATACCAGCGTCTTCTGGATCGAGGATCGCACCGTAGATCTCCTGTTTACCAAGGTCGGTGCCTTCGTATGTCTCGAGGGCTTTAAAAAACGATTTAGAGAGGTTGGCTCGGTTATCGTACGAGCTGGCGTTCACCACATACACATCGCCCCCTACCTTACCCTCGTTTAAGTCAACAATCAACTCTCTGGGCTTGGGGGTGGTGGTAACAATCTGCTGAACTCGAGCTATGCGTGGGTCACGCAAACGCAAGGTAAACTGTGCTTGATCCCAAGCGTCGTCTAGGTAGTCAAACGCAGCCAACTCGTCAAACCACGCCCCATGGAACTGCTTACCACGGTAACGCTCTGGTTCGGAGCCGGGGATGCCTTGGATAATCGAGCCGTTTTTAAGGTGGATCTCAAAGAGCGACTTGTTGTAGGTGTCGATCAAGACGGGCGGGATGATATTCATTAAACCCGAGTCGCCCTCAAAGCATGTCGCGCGAATGTCGTTCGATGTCGGGGCAGTTACGAGCCAACGGGTGCCGTTGTTAAGGGCTGCACGCAGTCCAATCCAGTTTGAGGCGGTGTAAGTCTTACCTGCACCACGACCAGCCAACATGAGCATGGTGTCATACTCGCCGTTGTCGGGTTCTCGTTGGTGATCAAGCGCTTGGAGCTCCCAACGCACCCGCCACAGGGCTAATTCCAGTTGATCCTTGGGCCAATGTTTGTTTTTCTGTGCAAAGTTAGCAAGTAACTTTTCTTGTCCTTTGGTTAATGCCATATTGGTAAAAATCCTTGTCCTACGACAAATGGTTCGTCAGTAACGATGTGTATACTGGGTTTAGGGTCAATCTTTTCGATGGTTTTTACGATCCTACGATCAAAATGCTTCGAAATTTTGCGACTTTTTTGAAGGGGATTTAAAAAAAGTTGCGACTTAAATGCAAGTTGGTGCGTAAAAGACGATTTATTCTCAAAAACTTGCGTTTTCATGCCAAGAGACTCGCAAATCCCTTGCAAAACAATCAAAAAGTTTAAATTTCTACTAAAAATCAAGAACTTATCGAGTTTTTCGTTGTACGAACCTGGTTTTGTGGCGATCACACCCCGTAACAGATCAATTCGTTGCTCCACCGAGCCAAAGGTGTACTCGATTGGCAGTTTGGACGGCACAGTCTGGTACCGAGTAAGGAAGGATGTCCGAATTGAGGGGCGAATCTCCATGACATTACGGGATTGCATCTTAAAACTCCAGCCCGTTTTGCGGATTTCCTTTTGCACATACTCCACCACGCTCTCCCGTAACATGTAACGGTTGTTGGGGTTGGTTCGTGTCATCCACATCCCCACGATAAAGGGTGGCACGGGGTGGTCTTCAAACGGAAAATGGATGGGCTTCGTAGTACGCACCGAATAAAACCCCTGATCGTACCCGCCGTCTAAGCCACGCTCGAGCATTTCTAAGGGGCTGGCATAGCGTTGCTTTGCCCAGCGTTTATAGATGCCACGGTAACGGCTTTCTGTTTGCCGATCAAAAAGGGTTTGGACGGGGAACTTGGTGTGTTGATCCACATCCACATAAACCCCATCGGACAGTGCCACGCAAAACATTTCCGCCGGGGTGTAAGTCTGGATGCTTTTGATCTGGATAGGTTTGCCCTCCTTAGAAAAGACCCAATCACCTTTGGATAAGTCTTTTGCTAAAGCCCAACCATCTAGAACAGGGATGGGGGTGCTACTTGAGATTGCCATCCGCAATCCAATCATCGAGGTACTGGTTCAATGGCCCTCGAATCTTTTTAATGACGTCCCATGGTAGTTTGTTGATGTCCATAAAATCGTTCACCGCAATTCGATATCTTAAAAACGCCAGAGTCTCCCTATTAAAAACGGAGGCTGGCACTTGGACTTCTTCAAACGCCGTAGGGGTGCAAATCATTACTAAAATCGCTCCGATGCTTTTATCGGGTTTCTCAAGCAAACCTTTGATTTGGTATGCGTAATACTTAATCGTCATATTTAGACCTGCGTCGCAGCTTACCAGCTTGTCGCCGTTTTTTCAGTTTGGCTAGTCTATCCCGTCTTAGCGCTTTTTCAAAAGCAATCGGACTGAGCCAACGTTCGCCACGGAATCCGTTGGATAGGACATCGGTCCTGTAGTTGTAAAAGAACATATCGCCGTGCTGATCGCCACAACGGTATGGGGATTTGGTAAGTGGATTAAGTCTCTTCATACATCTACTTATGCAATTTCTATACAACATCCGCCCTATTGTATAGAACTATCCATAGTATCCACAGAAGACAGGATACAAAAAACGATGTTTTTGTCCACCAGCCCTTCTTCCAAGTGATTGATTTTATTCCAATGTATAGAACTTCAATCCACAGTATCCATAGTATCCACAGTATATTTCACTTATACCCCCTACTAGTATTATTCTTTTTTTTAAAAGAGAAATAATAGAGAAATACTGTGGATACTATGGATACTATGGATTTGAAATTTTTTATTTAACTTAATCAAGCACTTACGACACTCAAAAGTTGTATAGAACTATCCACAGTATCCAGGATGCAGTGCAGCAATTTTTTTTTATCGTTACAAATCAAGCACATAACTTTTGAGAATCTATACATTCTATGGATAGTTCTATACAGCACCTAGTAGAATCAATAACTTACAGCATTTCTAAATGAGAATGATTATCATTTGAGCCTAATTCTATACAAGTTTATTCCACATTATGAAAAATAAAAAAATATTGGGAAATTTGCACGGCCTTGAGATTGGTGTGGGACCCCCGCGCCCGAAACTCAGGGAGTCAAAAAAGGATGGTGCGGCGCAACAAATTGCCCCCCTTGGTTAGTAAGCACTCACTAACCTGACAATGCACCAATTTGGTGCAGCGCTGAAGTAAGCACTCACTTACTTGTTGCAGTGCAACAATGTGGTAAGTAAGCACTCACTCACATCGGCCAAGTTAGTGAGCACTTACTGACCAGATTAGTTAGTTAGCACTCACTCACATCCTGGCCGCACCAATTTGGTGCATGGCAATTTGGTGCAGTGCAACAATCCGGTAAGTTAGTAAGTACTCACACACTACCGGCCCAGGGTTTACCCTAATAGGGAAAGTACCTATTGACAATTTGGGCTGCATTGTTTTGGTGCAAGCTGCCCCAAATTGGTGCTTGCCAAAACGATCCATATTGAACGATCGGCATTGAGTTAAGGGGTAAGTATCAAAAATAGGCAAAATGCCACTATGGGGCTATACGAGCGTGCGAGAGGCATAGGGCAAATGCAAATGATTATCATCTAGAATGACAAGCAAGAAATGTACCAATAAAGACCAGGGATAACCCTATTAGGGTTTATTTATCTGTATTTTGCTTTAACTAAACAATAAAATTATGTTAGTAGTAAATTTTATTAATCATTTACAAGGTGAATATATGCAAATTAATAAGCCAGTAATACGCAAATCCTTATTGGGATTTGATACCAATAGCAAAACAGTAAAGGGGCAAACCCTAGGATTTTATACGGGCATTCTCTATTTAGCACCTAGTGACATTTCGGGTTTTCAAGTATGCCCAATGGCAAAACTAGCACAATGCGAAAATGCTTGTTTATATAGTGCGGGTAGAGGGGCATTTACCAGTATTCAAAATGCTCGTATTGCTAAAACCCAATACTTTTTTAATGATCGCCAAAATTTTATGCTCAATTTGGTACTCGATATTCAAAAGGGTATCAAGCAAGCAAAAAAGCAAGATCTAACCCTTTTGATTAGGTTAAATGGTACAAGTGATATTAAATGGGAAAATGTGTATTTTGATTATGAATTCATGAATGGCAAAATTAGATCTATTACCATTTTCGATCTATTTCCCGAAGTACAATTTTACGATTACACAAAAATTGCAAATCGGATTGACATCCCAAAAAACTATGATCTTACTTATTCATATAGTGGAGTAGTGACATTCCAAAAATATGTTAAAAAAGCAATCGACAATAAAATGAGAATTGCAACAGTATTTAGATCAGTAGATCATATCCCTACAGAATTTTTAGGTTTGCCAGTAGTAAGCGGGGATAATTCAGACATTCGACACCTAGATAAACCCAATAGCATTGTGGCATTGTATGCTAAGGGTAAAGCCAAAAAGGATACGAGCGGATTTGTGGTAGATACAATCTAAACCAGTAAACCCCAATAAACCCCTAGTTTTCTACTAGGGGTTTTTTTATGCCCAAAAACTGGCTATAGGGTAAACCCCTATTGACATTTTTAATTTGCCTATTTTTTAGGCAGCCTGGCCAGGGTAAACCCTAACGATCAGATCGTGCCATATTCAAGGATCACAAACCACCTAATGCATATGGATCAATTAAGCATAAAACCGCTCTATGCTCGTTTTAATCGGTTTTGGAGGGTTTAGTTAAAATCTATCGATCATGCTATGGCAGCATTAGGGTAAACCCCTATTGACCAGAGTCATTTTTTGGTGTAGTGCTGATCTTAGGGTAAATACCTATTGACAACCCCAAAATGCGCCAAAACCATAGGGGAAAACCCTAACGATCAGAATGCCCCATATTCAACGATCACAAACCACCTAATGCATATGGATCAACCCCAATCAAAACCGCTCTATGCCCCTAAAAACCAGTTTTAAATCGATATAGTCAAAATCTATCAAAAACCTGGCCTCGATAGTATAGGGAAAATCCTAGTATTAATTTTATACCAATATGATATTTTAAGGGTAGGGCAATTGTGCCCACTATATAGGAGAGTAAAAAATGCAACGATCAATTTCTAGTATTGCTTACGATATCAAACGGGTTTGGGCAAAACCTTATTTTGGTGCTAAACCTTATTTGGATGCCATGACTCAATTGGGTAGTATCAACGATAAATTTATTAATGATGATGCCCGTTCTATTGTGATGTACTTTTTAGCCAATGCATCAACCTTTAGAGGCAACGATGCTAAGGTTTTAAAAACCGAATTAAAAAATCTATTGAAAGGGGTTTAACAATGTCATTAGTAAAAAATGCATTTCCACGATATGACGATGATCTACCCGTCATTGAAGGGTTTGACGATTATTCATATAAGAATGATGCTTGCCCTTGTATTGGTAAGGATTTTGGTAACGAGCAATATTTAATGATCTATTGTGATTACAAAAATCCAGAGTTAAGCGAGTGTCACGATGGTGGCGAAAAGTATTATCGCTATTGTGTAATTCTCGATTTGGCAATGGATCGCAAACAAATCAACCCAAAAGTATTGGGTAATTTTGAAACCATTGACGAAGTAAAGCAATTGGTTTTAAATAAAACTGTAGAAGATTTTATTAACATGGAGGAGGTATAAAAATGGATAGTTATCAAGCAGTAGGAATTGCAGAGGGTTTTATTGAGTGCGATGACGAGGATACAGTTTTTGAGGCTTGGCAATACTTGCATGACACTCGATTGGGTTACCAATTACAAGGGCATTTTGGCAGAACCTTAAACCAATTGATTAGTGCGGGTTTAATTGTCAACAACCCCCCTAGGGCAGCCTGACTAGGGTTTACCCCTATTGATCTACTAAAAACCATTCTATAGAGTGGTTTTTGTTGGAGTCAGTAGTTTTTAATCAACAATTGGAGAGTAGTATGAAAAAATTTAGCGAAGGCAACGGATGGGAAGATCGTGAATTATTTCATGGTGATTATTTTTTAGCCGATGGTAC